TTTGAGAATAAGAGATACCAATATGACATGTTGTGTGATGGCGATGATGCTTTGTTATTTGTAGAGGATGATTGTGAGTTTGATATTGCTGGTTTTGTTCAACACTGCAGAACATGGGGCTTCAAGATGACCACCGAGGAACCGGTCACACAAATTGAAAAGATCTCGTTTTGCCAGTGCAACCCCATTGAAGTGGTTCCTGGTAAGTATGTGATGGTACGTAATCCTATACGCGCCATCAGTCGCTCAGCAATGAGTAATACTTCCATGAATAGCACTACAGAGGCCTTGCACACCCTATGGGCCATAGGGAAGTGTGAACAATCCATCCATTCAGGAGTACCCGTCATGCAAAGTTTTGCACAATGGGCTATCCGCAATGGATTACCATGCAATGTACAGAAATACGATTTACTACGATACAAACTAACAATGCAGTATTGGAACCTACCTAAGAATGATAGGGTGATGCCAGTGCACCCCGTATCTAGGGTTAGTTTCGAAATAGCATTTGGTATTAGTGTCTCACAACAGCTGTTATGTGAGAAGTATTTTAGTTTGCACAATTTTGCGCTTGAAGGCAAGGTAGTATTACCTGAGTTTTTGGACGACGGCACTGGCCGCGTAACCAATAACGAATGGAACTACTTTGTCTAGCCAGCGAAGAGTGTTAATTGTACTATATTATATGTTATGGATTTAATTGAGTATTGTGGACCATATATAAGCGACGGTAACATACAAGAATCAACTTGTGGGTATACTACTGCTTCCGGACCAATACAGCAGAGTTGTAAAGAGCACGATTGCGCGTTCCACAAATCTAGAGACCTCAGCCGTGAAGACAAGAAGGTTGCTTTGAGAAAAGCTAATGATGAATTCATTTCCGAAATGGGTCGTCATCAATCTCTCACTGCATCTGCTCTTGGAGCTGCTGTGGGCGCAACTAGATACGGAGAACCGCGACTACGGGGTCCGCGCCATGTTGAAGCACATGCGGGACCCGCACACAAAGTACAGGATGTTGGGAATACTGCTCTTCTACCAAGTGATGTTCCAACTGCACGGTTAGTTTCGGGGGCCCCCAGTAACAAGCCAGTCATGTCAGCGAATAAATCGAAGTCGAGAGAGAATAAGAAGCCAAACTCGGGCATTAGTAAGACCATTCGTGCTCCTACGAGCATGACCCAGGTCATAAAACCTAATGTCCCCAAGTTTAAGGCAAAACCCAATGGATCCATCGTGATTCAGAATAGGGAACTACTATATGAGATGGCAGGAAACAGCGGAGTGTATACATCAGTCGGCTTTAGCTTAAACCCTGGATTGTTTCCAACTTTCCAATGGTTATCGTCTATTGCAGCCAGATATGAGAAGTATCGCTTCAACAAGTTGGAGTTCCATTTCGATCCTGAGTGTGCCACCACAACCGCTGGATGTGTAACCATGTGTGTAGACTATGACGCAGCAGACCCAGCCCCTGGAAGCAAACAAGCTGCTAGTGGGTATGACTCATACGTTAAGACTGCTCCGTGGGCACCGGCAAAACTTGTTTTGCCACAGAAGTCATTGAGACCTTTGAATTTTACACGAGCCGGTAGTTTACCAGCAAATCTTGACGTCAAGACATATGATATTGGCACTTTATGGCTAGCCAACAATGTCACTGGCGCAGGACAGGTAGGAGATATATATGTTGTCTACGAGGTGGAGTTCGAGATCCCACAAACGTCAGCCTTAAGCACACCGTTCTCGCAGAAGATAGTTGTACTAAACGGTATTTCGGCTAGTACCCCTTGGGGTACTTCTTGGACCGATGTTGGTTCATTAAATGTGTCAGTTAATGGCACTGGTGATATTTTGGTGTTCGCCATTCCTGGCACTTACATTGTAACAGTACTCATGCAATCTACGGTAACAGCCTATTCCAATACTGGAAGCACTGCGACCATCAATGTTAATTCATTGGTACAGACCAACATGGTATACATTGTAACCACGAATGCGGCCAATCAAACTCTCAAAATGACAGTGACAGGATCGTTGACACAAAATACGACGTATATCGCTCTTTTTAATCCAGCCTACTTGTAATTGCGTTTTTGGATTTACTAAATAAAATAAAAGACTATAGTGAATTGGCTATTCATGCAGGCAGCCGGTAGGAGTTCACTGCAACTATAGAGCATAAAAATTTTTGACGAGCAATGCAAGCAGTAAAGTGTGGTACTAACCACCCTAGCAGTTGAGGGCCAACTGCCGGTATCAGACGACCGCAATCGGAAACGTGGCGTTTCTCAATCTTCGGAGAAGAGCTAAGCCACGTTGAACTGACTGAC